TGGTCTTGATCTAAGTGGTGTATCAAATGTGCCACCTTCCCAAAATATAGATTGCTCAACTTTACCGTCTTTAAGTTCATTCCAGATAGGATGAGCAGATATAACGTTAGCCATGTCTTTGATGTCTTCCCATTCACCAGTTCTTAAAATATCTCTGCCGTTAGCTGCAATTTCAGCTTGTGCGTAAATCTCTTTACCAATCTTTGTAGATAAATTCACTGATTCTGTCATACAATAAAAGGTATTATCGAATTTTTTAGGCTCCAATACAAGTGTATGAACAGCACGCCCTAGCTTATATTTTTCAGCTTGTTTCTTTAATTCTTTTTCGTCTAACTCTGTACGTTTTACGTGATATTCATAGTAATACCGTTTAGGACAATCTAGTATCAAATTGATACCAGTTGAGCTAATACTATTGTCTGCGTGATATTCGTTAATATCTAAATTGTCGTATATACCGTTTATCATTATTATTCTCCTAGTAGTTCTAATCTATCGAATAAATCTTGTATTGCTTCTAATTCAGTAGCACCATTTCCGCAACAGTTATACTTTAGTACCGCATCTTCTGCCCCGTCGTAACCGTCGAGTACTGCGGTCCAATCAAATTGGCGTTGCGGGATCGGCGCACAGTAATAAGAAGTAAGTATGGTATGTTTTGGCATTATTATTCTCCTTCTTGTAATTTTTATGTTTTTGTGCAATAATAACTACATTGTAATACAAAACGATACAATGTCAAGAGGTAGTTTATAAAAATGTTGGATAAAACAGAAAAAGAGTTATTAGGAACTCCTTTAAGCGTGAGATTGACAGCTATAACGCGTAATAAATTAAGCGTACTTGCACGTAAAAGGGGTATGTCGCCATCTAGTTTGGCTAGATTTTGGCTGGAAGAAAGAATAAAAAAAGAAGATAATAACAAAAAAGGGGATTGATTATGACAACAACAAATGCATTAGTTTATTACCACGAACTAGTTAAAGCCGGAATGCCGGATGAACAAGCTTTTAATCAAGCAATGGCATTTGAAAATGCTATTAGTCATTTGGTGACTAAAGAAAATTTACAACATCTGGAAACTAGAACCGACTCTAAATTTGATTTAGTTAGAAAAGACTTAAAAACAGAAATTGGTTTAGTTAGAAGCGAGATGGACATTAACCACCGTTGGATTATGGCATTTTTAATAGCTGGTTTAGGCGGAATAATTGGCATACTTTGTAAATGATTAATAAACTATAATATAACAAGGAGGTTAATACTATGAAATGTAGATGTACAAGCTGTAGCGGTAATAAAAAGATTATGAAATTAGGTATGATAATGGGTGAGTGCGGAAGCTGTAAAGGCACAGGCACACAAACAACCGAAGATAGTATCATACCAGAACCAACAAAAAATATAGACAAGGAAGTCACCAATGACGCAAAAAGAGAAGAATCGCGAGAAGTTAAAAAAACAGATAGCAAAACTACCCCCAATCAAGCTAAGCGTAAAAAGTAAACATACTAGTGGCAGACCAACAAATTATACGGAAGCATTAGCAAATAAAATTTGCCACAAGGTATCCACTTGCACAGATGGTATGCGCAGAATGTGTGATTCAAATCCAGACTTTCCTTGTTGCCAAACCCTTATGGAATGGCGCTTTAATTACCCAGAATTTGCTGCACGCTACGCACAGGCTAAACTTATTCAGGCCGATCTATTCGCAGAACAAATTATAGATATTTGTGACGAAGAACAACACACCAGCGAAGGAATACAACACGCAAGACTTAGGGTTGACACTCGCAAATGGTTAACATCAAAACTAATACCAAAAACTTACGGCGACAGAGTTCATAGCGAATCAACAGTTAGTATTAAACATGAGGATGCATTGGAGCTTTTAAAATAAAATGTTCATCAATGATGCAGAAGTATATCAAATAGCTGTAATGCTATATGAATTTATGATGCCAGATGATGTCGATGCAACGCCAATTACTTTGGCAGAATTTAAACAAAAATTAGAAGGAATATTAAAGGATGGATGAAGAGGAGGGTAAAATATGGGCTCGTTACTATAGCTGCCCTTGGTATGATTTAACTCCCGGCGAACAGGCAGTAATAATTAACTTTAGTAAAAATTGTGGGGTTAGCCACGTTATGTTCGACAGGTTTTTACCAACTAAAAAGGAATGGCTAGATAATGGGATACAATAGTACTAAGCATAATTTGGTAGCATTATTAGAACTAATTAATGAGTTTGTACAAGACAACCCTTTAAAGATAGAAGAATTGCCGGACTATCTTAAACAACTACCAGATAAAGAACAGCAAGTATTAAACTTTTATTATAGGGATGGTTTAACCCTTAGAGAAATAGCTGGAATTTTTGGTGTGAGTTGGTCTCGGCCGTTTGAAATTAAAAGTAAGGCGATAAGAAGAATAAGAAAAAAAATTACAATAGCTAAAAACAAATGACTGAAGACGAGATTAAAACACGCCAGCATTTAAAAGATAACTTTTTACATTATGCATCACGTTGTCTTAAAATTCGCACTAAGCAAGGCGAGATTTCGCCGTTTATTTTAAATAAAGCGCAAGAATATATCCATCAGAAATTAGAAGAGCAAAGACTACAAACAGGTAAGGTTAGGGCGCTGATCTTGAAAGGGCGTCAGCAGGGCTGCTCAACTTATGTGGGCGGACGCTTCTATCATAAGACCACTCACAATAAGGGTACACAATGCTTTATCTTAACACATGCACTGGATGCTACCAACAACCTATTTAAAATGGCTCAGCGTTTTTACCAGAACACGCCAAACTTAGTTCAGCCCGATATCAGTACTAACAACTCTAAAGAGCTAATCTTTGGGCGCTTAGATAGCGGATATAAACTAGGAACAGCCGAAAACAAAGCGGTCGGTCGTTCCAGCACTATTCAATTATTCCATGGCTCGGAGATTGCTTTTTGGGCAAACGCCCAAGAACATACTAAGGGTATACTGCAAGCGGTGCCTGATTCTACTGGTACAGAAATCATACTGGAATCTACCGCTAATGGTGTCGGTAATTATTTCCATCAAATGTGGCAGAAAGCAGAAAGCGGCATGTCTGATTTTATTGCGGTATTCGTGCCTTGGTTTTGGCAAGAAGAATATAAAAGGTCAGTGCCGCCAGACTTTAAACCTAACCATATAGAGTTACGTTTAATTGAAGCTTATCGGTTAACCTTAGAGCAAATAGCTTGGCGGCGATTTAAGATTACTGATTTATCAGTTAACGGTCAAGACGGGGAGAAGAGCTTTTGCCAGGAATATCCATGTAATCCCAATGAAGCTTTCCAACTTAAAGGTGAGAATTCATTTATAGATTCCTCAACAGTGATGCGTGCCAGAAAAGGAGAAGCCGAAAAATATGGGCCTTTAATTATGGGCGTTGACCCTGCCCGATTTGGTGATGATCGCACATCAATTATCTTTAGGCAAGGCCGTGTGGCATTTGGGTTACAAAGTTATACTAAGAAAGACACAATGGAGGTAACTGGCATTGTTCATTCTTTGATTGAACAATATCGGCCTTTAAAGGTCTTTGTAGATGTGGGCGGCTTAGGAGCTGGGGTTGTAGATAGGCTAAATGAATTAGGCCATAAAGAGGCCGTAGTTGCGGTTAACGCGGGTTCAAAAAGCTTAGATGATCAGAAGTATTCAAATAAGCGAGCTGAAATGTGGGGCAAATGTGCAAATTGGTTAGAGGATATCCCAGTACAAATACCAGATACAGACAGCTTACATGCGGATTTATGTGGAATACGCTATAGTTTTGATTCCAACTCTAGGTTAGTTATGGAGAAAAAGGAGGACATGAAAAAGAGGGGAATAAGATCGTCAGACGAAGCAGACGCGCTTTGTTTAACTTTTGCTTACCCTGTAACAGCGTTTAGGGAACAGCCCAACCCAAACGCACCAATACTTAAATCATTGGCACAAGATTTTAATACTAAACTGACAGCCATTAGGAGATCACGCAAATAAAAGAAATAAAAGAGCAACATATCCTAACAATGCTACTGCTATTACAAAATCAGGAGTTTGTGTTTTATCTAATGATGGCTTCCACGCTATAAGAAATGTTCCGATCAAAATAATGGCACTAGAAACCATGCCTAACAGAATACCTAGGATAATTTCCTTACTAAAGTGCATATCAAATTTTTCCAATCCATTTAGATACTGCATTAACTACTAAACCAGTCACGACTGGAAAAATAAATGATACAGCAAACGTTCCAGCAACAACATATACTACAAACCATTTTAAATTGTTTAC